TCGGCAGCCATGAACCCACGACGCTTGACCTGCCCGATAGACCCAGAGTGCGTTAGCCCTTTTATAGGCGTTACAGTATATCTTTCGTCGGCGCAGTAGCCCCACAGTTGCCGCCACACCCGGTCGTTGGTCGAGTCGTCATACACGACCCATTCCCAGTCGGTGTAGGTCTGGTTCTTGAGTGACGCCCACGTGCGGGCGAGGATTTGGGGCGGGGTGTTGTAGGTCGGTGTGATGACCGAAATGGTCACTGGTAAGGGAACCTTCCACGAATCTCCTCGACCTTGGCCAGCCACTCCTCCTCGGTCGCCTCGCCCCGCTGCAACGAGAAGAACAGCGGGTCCGCCTCTTCGCGGTAGGCGTCACGTCGCGACTTCTCGGCACGTTCGTTGGCGATATCAATCTGCACCTGGGGCCACGCGGCGTCCAACTCTTCCTGCGTCGGGACCGGGCTGTCGGACATCCAAGTAAGCCCGTCGTAGGTGTCCCCGTTGAGAGTCCACTCTGCGTTTGGGTAGAGTCTAGAAAGTACGTTGGGGTAGTTCGTCATGCCTTTACCTCCATTAGAATTATGTATGATGTTCCGTCTGTCGTTTCCGCACCGTCCGTGTTAATGCCCACTGTACCGGCGTTTCTATAACGCCTGAATTGGGTTTTGTAGGTAGTCGCACTGGTCGTGTTTGGACTATCTACCAACTGGATAACGGCACGGCAAATATTTGATGCGTAAACGCCGCTGACGGCCCCTACTCCCCAATCGTATGGTCCCGTAGCGTCTGAAATTGGGACATGGATTTCGGTTGCTCCGCGCAAAACTTTAATACCCGCAAAAGAAGCATTACCGTATATGGTCAATAGGTGGTTGGTAATTACCAGCACCTTTGAGGACGTTGATGTTGGGGTAATAGTGGCAGTAACCCCGGTGTCTACGTAACTGTTAGTAGCGTTAGTGGTGTTGGTGCTAACGGCTGCGGAAACGACCTGCAAAATAGAACCGGCAGGCAGCGACGCCTTAGTCAAAGCAGCAGTCACAGTACCATCGCTACCCAGCACAATGTTGTTTGATGTCGAGGACGGGTGCAGCAGGTTGGTGGCCTTCAGGTTACTCATCCTGCCACCTCTATCACCGTAATGGAACCCTGCTTCGTATCAAAAGGCGCCGCTGAATTTAGCCCGCCCCATCGTACCAATCCGGACGATGAGGTTGCATTGGCGTACGCCTGCACTTTATAGGTGACGCTAGAGGTTGTTGCGGGACTATCAAGCCAGGTTAGAGACACCGGATGATAACTACCTGCCTGTGCGGTGATTTTGGTAATAAAAGATTCAATCAACTCGGTAGAATCCCTCATCAGTCGAATAAAGCCATCTTGAGCACTAGAAGCAGCGCGTTCAACCGCGAGTGTCCCGGATGCCATAACCATTATCTTGTTGGAAGCAGAGGACGGAGTAATGCTTACAGATAGGCCAACGTCAGTTGGTGTAGAGGTAGCGATGACCGTGTAGGTTGTGGACTGGCTGTTTACAACCTGCAAGATTGTCCCCGCCGGGAACCTCGCCTTCGGCAGTGTCCCCGAAGTCAACTTCGAGGCGTCACCCAAAGTCCACGTCTCATCCGGAGCCACAGCCGGAGGCGTCAACTCCACATATCCCGACGTGGCACCATACAGTTTAATTTTACTCATCAGACCACCGTCCAGGTCGAGCCGCTAGGCACAGTCACAGTCACTCCAGAGTTAATTGTAATCGGTCCAGCGGACATGGCATTCTTGTCCGTAGTAATAGTGTAGTTGGTTGTTACCGTCTTGTCGTTTTCCCAGAAGATGCTATCGCTGCCGCCGCCCTTTGCTCCCGCCGTAGACCCCTGTGGACCTTGCGCCCCTTGGGGCCCTTGCGCACCTTGGGGTCCCTGCGCGCCTGTCGCGCCCTGTGGCCCTACCGCACCCTGTGGCCCGGTGGCACCTTGCGCGCCTTGCGGGCCCTGGGGGCCAGTAGCACCTTGCGCACCGACATCCCCCTGAGGTCCAACATCTCCTTGCGGTCCCTGAGGACCAACCGCGCCCTGAGAACCCTGAGGTCCCTGAGGTCCTTGAGAACCAGTAGCGCCAGTTGCCCCCTGCGGTCCTTGCGCTCCTGTCGCGCCCTGCGGGCCAGTATCTCCCTGAGCCCCCTGCGGTCCCTGAGGGCCAGCAGAGCCCTGAGGCCCTGTATCTCCCTGCGGGCCCTCGACACCTTGGGGACCGGTAGAGCCCGTTGCTCCCTGCGGGCCCTGCGTTCCCTGAGGACCCTGCGCGCCTTGTGCGCCAGCATCCCCCTGCGGGCCAGTAGCACCCTGTGCGCCCTGTGCACCCTGAGCGCCCTGCGGCCCTACGCTTCCTTGAGAACCGGTAGCACCTTGCGGACCCTGTGAACCCTCGGGCCCAGCAGAACCCTGCGGGCCGGTGTCCCCCTGCGGACCCTCAACGCCCTGAGGTCCGGTAGAACCAGTAGCACCCTGAGGGCCTGTATCCCCCTGTGCCCCTTGAGGCCCTTGAGGGCCTGTGTCCCCTTGTTCTGCAAGGAGTGTCCAGAAGGTACCCTCGGACGGCGTGTCCCCGACATTGCCGCCATTGCTATCAATGCGATACCACGTTTCGCCACTGTAGGTAGCAACGTCGCCAACGGCATAAGCCGCCCCGCCGCTATAAGCGCCAGTAAAATTCCATAGCGCATCAACACCTTGAGAGCCCTGCGGACCTTGAGCCCCCTGAGGACCCTCTGCCCCCTGAGCGCCCTCGGCACCCTGAGGACCAACGTCACCCTGTGGGCCCTGCGGTCCCTCTGCTCCCTGTGCTCCCTCTGCGCCCTGAGCACCCTGAGGTCCGACATCGCCTTGCGCCCCAACATCACCCTGAGGACCCTGAGCACCAGTTGCCCCCTGAGGGCCCTGAGAGCCCTCAGGACCGACGGAACCCTGCGCCCCGGTAGGTCCGGGTTCACCCTGGGGTCCAAGCGCCCCCTGCGGCCCCTGAGCGCCCTGCGCACCAGCCGCACCTTGAACGCCCTCGGGTCCTTGCGCACCCTGCGGACCCTGACTACCCTGTGGCCCCAGCGGCCCCTGAACCCCCTCAGGGCCTTCAGGGCCCTGAGGACCATGCGGTCCAGGAACCTGCAACTCCACAATAGCAGGACCCTGATTGGCGTTTGAAATAGTAATAGAGTCCGGATATACGGTAATATCAGGACCGTCAGAGGAAACCGTGACGTTCAGGTTGCTCAAAAAGAATACTCACTTGTAGGAATCATCTTGCCCGAAATCCATGTACGCACATAGCCATCAGGGTCGGTCCATTGCAAATCATGGAAACACCCATCAGGAAGAGTAGCAGTCGTTTCGCTGTCCAAAACGCGGGTAATGAAGCCATCACCGACAGTGACGCCGAACTCGGCAATCAGCTCGCCCAGCACGTCGCGGACCTGAGACAGGAACTCATATCCGTCAAGAGACAGGGCCTCCCCGTCTGAGTCATAAAAATAGAGCTTCTCGACGATATCGTCACCCTTTGTGAAGCGGATGTCGTATCGCTTTGCAGCATAGTCTACGAGGGCCATGTTGAACTCCTGTCCAACTATGGTCCGTATCGTGGCTTACGCAACCATTGTATCGGTGGTTCCGGAGTTATGGAGAATTCCTCCCACATTCTCCCCAGTGGCAACAGTCAGCCAGGCCGACCACGTTGAGCCGTTATCATCCGAATATGACGTCTGAATGGTATTCGTTCCCGATAGTACTACATTTCGAGCCATGAGCCATCGGGAATTTGTGTGGTCATAAGCAATCTCGTCCCCGCTCTGAGCCAAAGTGGACCAAGAAATTCCATCCGAAGACAAGTGGCCAGAGCTGGTCATGAAATATCCCCCACCATGAGCAACACCACCTGGCGTCGTGCCAACGGTTGTGGAGTATGGCCAAGTCACACCGCCATCTGTTGATGACTTTATTGCCTGAACGGCTGTGGATTCGTGGGGAATCACAATACCGCCCAAGGAGTCAGAAGCTGCTTGTCTGGGCCATCCCTGCTGAGTTAAATAACTTTGAGTCGTTGCGCTCCAAGAGATTCCGTCGGACGAATAATAGGCGCCCCGAAAACCAAACACCCACCAATTCCTTGTTCCGTACGTTTGATACAGCACGTCATAGAAAGCCGTGCCGTCATTGTTTGCAAGTACGCTACCAATTCGAGGAAGAGATACAGCTGTCCACGTAATCAAATCCGAAGAGTAACGTAGCGTTCTCTCGGAAGCCTGACCAACGACCCACAGACCATTGCCGTATTCTACAGACACAAGGTCCACAGTTGCGCCAGTATCATGTGCTTGCCATTCGAGACCATCTAGAGAAGAAATGACATAAGGTGAATAACCCGCACCAGTGTCTCCAGTTGCGACAACCCACATTCCAGTAACAGGGTCTACGGCAATATTGTTTCCCCTAGTCCTGTCATTATTGGCAAGGGAGATTGTGCCTGTTACTTCGGCGGGGTACGAGGGAATCTCCTCCCATGCCGTCCCGTCTCCTGAATAAAAAATTCGAGACGTTGTCGTCATGAGCCATTGAGGTTCGATTTCCGGCCATACCTTCTTACTGCCCGCAAAGACTCTCCACAGCCTCTGGCTCCCAACATACACATCTGGATATGGGCCAAGATATGCAGGCTTAGGCATCATACACCAGATACAAGGTGCTGTTAAGGGGATATTGAATCTTGTCCCAATACTCTCGCGGTATCACCTCAATGCGCCTAATGGGTTCAGACTTGACGAACATAGAGAGGTCGGGCTCGATGTTAGGATTGTCAATCAACTTCTGAAGTTGTGCAGTTAGCTCAGCAATCTTCAACTCAAGCTCTGAGAACTTTGCATCAACCTCATCGCCATACACCCCCTGCCGGCGACGCAGCATGAGAATGTCGGACTCGTTCTTCTTGATGGACCCCTCACGGGCCATGAGCTCGCTCAACGCTCCAGACTCCCCTTATGCGCCCACACGGTCATATGCTCCACCGTCACGTCCCCTTCGAACTCTGCCTCGAACATTGCAGATAGTGACGGACCGTGAGCGGGAACGATGTAATCGTAACGATTGCTGAGGTCTGCGTGCAGATATGTTTGATGATATTCAGAATCTGTGGTCTTGTCAGCATAAGAGACAATCTTAATGATTGAGCCAGGTCCCTTGGCTCTGACTCCGACTCTGTGCCAGAACGTTCGGTCGTGGCCTGTAGGTGGCAATGGTCGAGAGATTACGGTAGATGAGACTGCGTTCCCATTGTACGTGCCGCGCGCATCATCATACATATCCAAGACCGATACAAACGATTGAATGTTCCAAAGAGCGTTCTGATCCAGCTGACCCAGTTCCTCATCGTCCAACCTAAACGTTCCGCCACTTCTACGCTGGTCGATTCCGTAAATCTTTGTAGCGCTTGAACGCTCCGCCTGCCAAGTGAAAGGAACGTTCAGCCTTGTCCAAGCAAGCGCTTCTCCGAATGAACGTAGTACGTGAACATCGCTTACGGTGGAAACAATAAGGTACTCGTCAACAGAGGTGACGGACTTGACGTCATCCAGCTTGATGGCTTCGTCTACCCGAACAAAGTTCTGCCCGTTTGTCAGCCAGATTCTGTTGGAGGCATCGGCCCATGCCACTCCACCTCGAGCGGGCCAGAACGTAGCATTCTCAACTGTCTGTGGAGAGATTCCTGAACGAAGTTCGCGGTACACAAAATCATCCGGAGTACCATCGAGCAAAATGGCAATCTCGGTGGTCAGTACGAACAAGCCGTTCTCGAGAGGGAAGATTCCAACAATCTTGTTCGAACCCGACTTCTGCCCCATTGCAACAAAGTCAATCGGGTCCCAGGACTCCGTCTTGCCGGGTTGAGAGAACCACATGAAATGCTTGATGCGCGTGGAGTTCTTGCGACTAAACGACTTTGGTTCGTTTGACTTCCATACGATGTCACCAAGAACCAGAAAGTCCTTCCACATAACGCAGAGATTGGCTCGAGGCATTGAGTTGTCTGTTGGCGTGCCATTTGGATAGTTGTTGTCCCATGACCTGACTTTGATGGTCTTGTCGTATGGGTCGATATAGAAAGCAAAATTCTTCGTGTTGAGGACTTCAGAGGAGTTAATAAGCAATGCGTTCACCCACGCCTTGCCTCGAACGGTATCAACAAGAAATGCAGCCTGTCCGGCAATGTGCATGAGATGAGACCCGTCAAACGTAGTGATTGATTGCCAACTAGGAGAAGCAAGTCCTTCGGGGGTCGGGGCGTAATACCACCCCTCGGAACCTGCCTCTACCGAACGACCGACAACGTAGCCGTCAAGGAAATCAAACTCGACAATGTTCATTATTCGTTCGACCAAGTGGCTCCGGCCCATTGCGCCCGAAGCCTATTGTTGCGGTCAAGAACAAGCCCCTTAAGGGTCGACCATTGATTCTCGGCAGCCTCGACGGAAGAACGGATGTCAACCTCGCCGCCACTAAAGTCGGCCAGCTGGCCTTCCTCGATTGGCATCCAAGAACCTCCTTCTGTCGGAACTCATCCGAATCATGCCGGCGTCACCGCTTCGTACGTAATACTGACGCATACGCGTAAAGAAATTACCCGCCTCGTTCTGATAGAACTGAGACCTACCCGAATCATCTCCCTCTTCTCCAAGAATCATAGAAGCAGCGCGATAGGCAATGACTGGATGGAACTGCTCGGCAAATACCGGCTCATCGGAATGAGCAATCATGTTAGGAACGGCGGACTTGCCCCTGACAATGAATGAGATGCTTGTATCTGGTCGTGGCCAAATCTTAAAATCCCTGTCATTCACCCTGGCGTAATAAACCGGGTCGCCACTCTCGTCATCCAGAAAATCCAATTCATCAAGAGATGTGTTGCGCATACGCACTTGATTCTCATCTGCCGCAACATAACTAACAGACGTGACCTCTGTGAACTCTTCGGGAGTTGAGAATTCATTGTCTCCCGAATTGACAGAAATAGTTGACTCCGCTCTTAGGAAGGGCCAGGCAGTAAGACTAATCAGTTCTTGATATGCCTGATTGATAACGGCGTCAATCTCGGCATCAGAACGCAAAGATTGAAGCCTGATGCCAGTAAGGGACCTAACCCTGTCCCTAATGGTACTCAGTCTCACGGCATCATCCTATCGCTCGGCAGGAGCCGGGGGGCCGAAGCCCCCCGGCGTCCAGCAGAATTACTCGTCGTACAGACCGCCCGTACGAATCAGCAGCGCCTGGTTGCGACGCTGGTTGACGCCGACAGACAGCACCGACGCGATAGGGGTGATGAAGTCCAGCGTACCCGTGATGGTCTGCGCGGGCTGGGTCTTCATGAAGTTACCGTTCAGAGTACCAAAACGCCACGAATCGACGTCAAGGAAGTACGCACGGTCCTCCGGGCAGTCCGGGTCCAGACGCACCTCGATGTCGCCATCGTAGATGCCACGGAACCGGGTCTGGCCCTTCTCGAAGTCCACGTACCGAATCTTGTCATCGAACGAGTCCTCGAACTCCTCGAAGACCTTGCGGCCCGCGATGATGTGAGTCACGTCAGCGTCGTTGCCGGTGCGGACAGCGAGCTCGTTACGAACCGTACGGAACGCCTTGCGAATCGTCTGCCCGCCCGCCTCGTCAGCCACCGGAATGGTGAGACGAAGCGCGTTCCAGTAGTGGTCAGCATCGACAGTCTCGATGTTCCCGACCTTGACCGCCGTCACGCCACCGCCGGCAACAAGGTCACTGTCCACATCGCCCACAATGAGGTCAAGCGAGTTGAACTCGCCAGCGCCAACATCGACGCCGGCCTTGTGGATTCCCTGCACAATACGCTTAGCGTGTGAATTCTTGACGTTCTCGATGTGAGCCTCAAGAAGATTCACGATGGCCTCCTTGCCGGTGTTCTTCTGCAGCGTGTACCAGTCGATACGCACCTTCGAGACATACGGCGAGGACCAAGCGTACTCGGCCGCACCAATGATGTCCGGGGAACGGTCAAGGTCAAACGTTCCGAACTCATCAGTGAGGACCGTGTTGTCGTCCTCCGCGGCCTGAATGTTCAGGACCATGCTACGCCCAGTGTAGGACTTCACATACTTCTTGAACAGGTCAAGCGTGGGGTGACGGGTAAAAATCTGGTCGACAAGCTGCGGCTCAATCTTCTCGAGCGTAGATGCGACCAGCTCAGTGTACTGTTCTGCTCCAAGTGCTGGCATAGGTCATTCTCCTTATGAGGTCAAACCGTCAAACCCTCCATCGCCTCAAGAATCGCATCGCGGGTCGAAAGGTTCTTCTTCACCGCGGGCGCAACTGTGACAGCGGTCTTGGGCGTAACGGCTCGAGATGCACGTTTCTTGTTAACAACATCGGGGTCGGGTTCAACAACCTTCTCCCTGACGAGCGGACCTTGACGTACTGTCATGATGTCGTAGGCATCGATTAGGGAACGACCTAGGTTGTTCTCGAGTGCAAACATGAGAAGTTGGCGCTTGGCCTCATACTCCTCTGCCGGACTATCGAACGCAAGCGTTCGTGAGGACTTGATTTGTCCCCACTGCTCTTCATACACCTGAGTCTGCTGCTTGACCTTGTCTGCACGAAAACGCTCCTGCTCTTGCTGCGCCTTCCATGCCTTGACTTCGGCAAGCTCGTCCTCAATCCTACTTGACTTTGCCGCCTCGGCAATGTCTCCAGTTTCGATACCGAACGTCTCAACAAACTTCTCATCAAGCATCCCGGCAGTTGCCAGGTCATACAGCGCCTTGGCGAGAGTAGACGTGGGGTCCTCGGACTGAGAAGCAATCTCTGCAATCCAAGACGACGGGCTAGATACCCGTTGCTGATACCATGTCTGCATCTGTTGGAACTCGTTCTGCATCGAACGAGCTTGAAGTTCGAACTGTTGACGCTCTGTCTCCACTTGCTTGCGCTGTTCGGCTAGTTCCTGAGTCTTGCGGGTGTAATCCGCTTGCATCAGAATTGCACTATTGGCCTCAACGAGCGTGCCGTCGGGGAGACGTAGCTTTGCATCGGGGTTGACATCAATGATTGTTTCGTCCGACTGCTCAGTCTCTTCTACCTGCTCACTAGCATCCTCTTCCTCATCAACCAGAACAGGTTCGTCCTCCCCACCCTCGGGGGTCTCTCCCTCTTCCTCTCCGACGGTCTCCTCAGGGGTGCTGAGCAAGGTGTCGTCGGGGTCTTCGAAATCAAATCCAGCGAGTGCTTCTGCGACTGCTTCTGCCGTGTCCAACTCATCTCCTCCAGAATGACCTTTCGGATTGCCCACCATGGGTTCCTACAGGCTTGTTCGTGGTCACCTATAAAGGTTATTGTGGCAAAATGCGGACAAATAAGAAGGGCACCCGAAGGTGCCCTGTCTTATCGAGGAGAAATCAGAACGGAGCGGCACCCATCTCGGGCTCAGGCGGAACCCCATTCATCTCATCCTCAAGCATCGAAATCAACTCTAGGACGGCAGGAACGGCAAAGTTAGGAACCGGAATCTCGGTAACGCCCATTGGGTCCTGGCCCCCACCCATACCGGGGTCCATAGGCGGAGCGCCACCAGCGCCGCCCATCATGTCCATCATGGCGGCTTGCTGAAGCTCTTCCTCTTCCATGTCTGCCTCCTAAAGAGCGATGTTACCCGCGGCCTGAGCCTGTCCCGGCTGCGGTGGACCACCCAACCCAGCCATCTGGGCGCCATTGCTTGGCGCGCCAGGGGCACCCTGACCTTCTACCATTGCAGGCTGTTGTGGCATAGGCACAAGAATTTCGTCCGGATTGAGGCCAATATCGCGCAGTCCTGTTCGCATTGCTGGGGTTGGGTCAAAGCCCAACTGCGTAAGCACGGGCACGACTTCGCCAATGAGCCTCATGCCCTGTTGCTCGCGAGTCGAGGGATTAAGGGCCTTCATGCTGCCGCCCTCAACCGAGACAATGAACTCGCCGTAGAGGTCCGACTTCGAAACCTCCGGCCAGCTTGCGCCGTCAACACCAGAGACCCGAATCGCTGTTGGCTCATCAAGATATTCCTGGCACAGCAGCAGTACCAACTGTCCGACCTGGGCAGCGCCCTCCTCAATCGACATAATCTTGTCTTGAGCGCGAAGCGTAGCAACCCCTTCCACAACAGCAGCGGCAGTAGCAGACATGCGGTCTGCTCCAACACCGCCAGACTGGAAGTCATTGATGCCCAAGACATCTTGCATATAGCGTTCCAACTCGGCCTTTGCTTGATAGACATCCCCAGCAAGGGCTTGGCGGAACACCGGAACAATGACCTGATTCAACGGCTCTCCGTTGGGAATGTCGACAGGGGCCACGACGTCGGACTCCGACGACTCAAGTGCGGCCATCAACTCTTCCGTCAAGGCGTCCTTCCTGACGAGATACTTCTGCCCAGAGCGACGCGCGTTCTCAATCTGTTCCGTTAGGAAATCATTGAACATGTGTTGGATTGTTGCGATGTTCTCAAGGTCCCCGAATCCCCAGAAGTCGTTACCCGTCGATGTGAAATTACGGATGTGCACGAATGGCGGATAACGGTGGGACCAAGGAATCTCACCCTCCCACAGTGGGTCGGGGTTGTTGAGTTGGAGAACGCACAGCTTTCGAGTGCGCATGTCGTAGAACTCCCAGATGGTTGCGGTATCAAGAGCTTCCGACGATGCGGCCATACCATAAGCATCTTCTGCTTGACGACGCCATTCTGCCTGATACTCGTCCCCCGGATTGACCGTCGTCCCATCCCTGATGATGTCATCCTCATTGACGTCAAACTCGGGGTTGGCAAGAATCTCATCCACTGGCAGGGTGAGGCGGTGCACGACCCATCGCGCGTCGTCAATGCGGCGAGCATTGGATGGAACAAAGATGTCGTAAGGAGAGACGTATTCGACAAATGGCTCGGACTTAATCACTCTCATTGAGGAGTAGGGGACCGAACGCTCCAGAGTTTCAATCTTTCCCTTGAATTCCTTGTCCGTGAGGATGGAGTCGAGGCGTTGCTTCTCGAACTCGTCCATTGCCATCTCTCTACGCTCCGAAGCCTCAATCTCCATCTCGCGCTCAAGGTGCGACCAGCCAACCTTGAGGAATCCAGAGCCCAACTTGACCGCATCAGCAGACGAATCGCGCAGTTCCCTTGTAACGCGCAGTCTCTTCCAGAAATAATTGACAACAGCCTCGGCAACAACGGCATCCTTTTCCGCTTCATCGCCGCCCTTGTAGGCCGTGGCAACAAATTGCGGGTCTCGGGACACGACAGAGGCCATGATGATGTTCAAGTGCGGCAAAACGAGATTAACGACAGTCTCAGAAAGAAGGGGGAAGAAGTCCGTAACCTTGCCCGGCCCAACCTGCTCTGCCTGACGCAGCGAGCCGGTGCGATATACGGCCTCAAGAAGACGCCAGCGTGCATGACGCTGGTCCATTACGGCAACAGAGTGCCTGATAAGGCTTTGCATCTGGTCGATGCGATAGGGCTTCATATTCACCGTCTATAAGCCTTCCTACGTGCCCCACGGATGGACCTAAATGCCATTCTATCTTGATATTGCCAGTTACGCTCGGCTTCTTCCCAGATATGATTGACGGAAATCAGATGAGGACTCTTGTTCATCTCAACGATGGGGGAATTCGTGGCAGAAGCGGGGTTCTGTTCGCACACATAGGCCATAATGGCTGCCGACATGACCAAATCGTCAGTCATTCCCACGTCGGCGGCGACTTTACCGTCCGGACGTACAACAAATGCCCCCAATTCGCGGCGAAGTAGGCTGTCAACACCCCTCATTACCTCATCGGACTCATAATTGACCCATTTTGCAAGCGTGTCAATGACCAATGGGCGCTTCGCAGCGTTCATCGGGAACCCAAACATTTGGTCCTGGCGGTATTTGCGGTGTCCGGTGTATTTGTGGACGTAAAGGTTGCGATATCCAGAGCTTCTGAGTAGGTGAATGACCGTATCCCCGTACCCGCCCTGTTTCTCAATCACCATAAGCCCAGGTTTGCCCGAATAATCGGCAAAATAATAGCCCATAGCTTCGGCATAATCGACATATTCGCTTGGCTCGACCATGTTCGAGTGCCAGAATGCGGCACGAACGGGAATCCCATCGTAATCAAGCCATCCAACGGTGATGGCGGTGTAGTCACCGCCCGTTCCGGAGGCCGGGTCTATCACTACAACGGGCTTGCAGCCCTCTGGCACTCCTTCCATGCCCTCTTCTGAGATGCGAAAGAGTCCATCCTCGTCCTCAACGAACTGCCAACCGCCATTCCCGTCCTCGTAGATGTGGCCTTGGAATGGAAACTGTTCATATTCCTCACTCGGAAGTAGATTGTTGAACCTTGAGCGACCAGATTGACGAAAAGCCTCATCCACATCTGCTGGGTATTCTGCGTAGAACAACCAGGGTTCGTTCGACATCGCGCGTTTCTTGGATTCGTATCTTGAGAAATCAATCTCTTGCTCGTTCGCCAAAGGGTTCATGAATCTTGAACGGTGCCAAGGGTGGAAAACGGGAACGAATTCGTTCTCCTGGCGTTGTGCGCCCCGAAAAAGACGAGCAAAAGCGTTATGACCACCACGTGCCGTGGAGAAAACAATCATGGAACCACCAGCGTCGGTGGTAGGAATCAATGTGCGGATGGCGTCATCCTGGTATTCAGCCAAAGCAGCCTCATCCCAAATCACCAGAGAGGCAGTTTCGCCGGCTGCGACCGTGCGTGTCGCTGCGTACGACGTGATTTTCGATGTCATACCGTCCTTAAAGCGGTAAGAATGGTGCTTTGCTGCGTTATTGTCAAGTTCCGGAAGCCGTTCCTGCATCCACGGTGGCAGGAAGTTCCACATGAAATCAATGATTTCCAGCGCTTTGTCGGCTGCAGTCTGGCTCCTTGATACCAACACGATGTTCGAGCCCGGCCTGAACAGCAACATCCATAGTGCGTAAGACATCATGAGGGTGGTTAGGCCAAGCTGGCGGGCCTTGAGGACAACGACATAGCGATTATCTCTGATTGTGTTTAATGTTTCCATTTGATAGTCGAACAGTTGGAACTTCGTTCTACCCTTGGTGCCCCCCAGAATCTCCCCAGCGGGAACCTCTATGCAGTCTCCAAAGAACGATGCTGGGTCGTTGGCGTATTTCCTCCAGAGCAACTCGACGTAAGCACGCTCAAGTGCGCCGCGATACTTCAGGTTCACGATGCGGCAAGCTCTGTCAAATAAGAAGAAATAGCATCCTGGCCTAGCATCCGGCAAATCTCTCTCTCGAGTTCCTTATCAGACATTGAAGGGAACATCGAACCGGCCCTTTGTTCTGCCTCTACAAAAGGCTTCCCATAATGTTTCATATAGAGGTCAATAGCGCCTTGATTCCCGGACATAGCCATGTCGACCAACGTGTCCTTGACCTGAGCATACTTCTGCTCATCTGGTGACAGGCGCTCGTCATAGACGGGGTCGTCCTGTATCGTGACGGGTTCGGGAGCCCGCATCTTCTTCAAGGACGTAGCGTGGCTTGCTGCTCTAGCAGGACCCACGGCGGAGATTGTAGAGTTTGGTCCCGCGTGAGAGAGTTCGATGCTGCGCTGAGCAACCAGGCTCTGAAAATGTTCTTCGGCCTCCCAGCGTCTAAGCGTCCTATCGGATATTCCCTTTAGGTCAGCAAAATCTCTTTTAGTGACGGGAAGATTCAACTTCGATTTGATACGCCTAGGAGTCGCAACCCATGCTGCGTATTCGGCTTTGATGTCATACTTTGGAGTATTAGACAATTACCACCCCGGCGGGAGACCCTTTGTGTACTCAATCCATTCCTGCGGCGTCATGTCGTCAATAGAGGCCTGCTGCGTGTAATCATCGTAATAGGGGTCATACTGCCACCTTGCCCTTGGCTGCGGAAAAATCGGTTCAACAAGTTCGCCAATATAGCCCCCCTGTCCTCGGTCTGCATAGTACCGCGAAGCTATTGGGGACTCGCCATAAGGGTCCTCGTACATTCTCGTTCTAGAAACCGGGGGCGGCGTGCCCCCTCCGAACCACGGAGGAACAGTATCCCATGTTCCTGGAAGGGGACCAGAAGGATTTCTATCAAAGTTTAGAGGCCACACCCTGAACCCCTCATCGGGCGAAACAATACGCCCAACACCCCTTGAAGGGTCAGTGAAATTTAGCGTTGGCGGGTACGGTGCGGTTCGACGGAACGGCTTGTTCAAATTGCGCATAGCCCTGTTATAGCCCGGAAGTCGCTGCGGAGCGGCATTACGGAAAACACGGCTAGCTCGCATAGACTCAAGCAGGGGACCAAAGTCAATAGACCTAGAAACCTTCATCGAATTGGCAAGAACACCCGCCATGTCTCCCAGCCGCATCGCGGCCCTCAAGGCCCCGAACATCAGCGACCCGACCGACCAGAAGCATAACCAGCCCACTGCGGGGCAGGATTCTGAGGACGACCAGCACGACGCTTCTGCGCCTTCTTCACAGCCGCCTTCTTCGCCGCAGCCTGCGCAGACACACCAGCACCAGTCGACGTATTACGAGTCGACGTACCACCATACGTCTGCTTCGGCATCTTAGCACCCGGAGTCTTCGCAATAGTCTCCTGAACCCTACCCGCAGAAACATTACCCGGACGCCCAGAAGGAGCAGCAGCCTTCTTAGCAGCAACCTTAGCCAACGCAGCCGTCCCAGAAGAAGAACGCCTAGCCGCACCCGGATTCGACTGCGCACGCGCAAGACCCTTGGCTGCATCGGGGTCCTTTGTAACCTTCTTCGAGGACGAACCGCCGCCGCGAGACACGCCGGCTGGCGAACCGATTCTAACGCTCTCTCCAGGTCGAATAAGATTCTTATTACCAGAAGGAGTACCAGACTGGTTCACTAGGCGCTGAATCTGAACGTTCGTGGGATTTGCGGTGCCCTTACGAATCAACTCTTTACGCGCCAACGCCCAAACAGTATCGCCCTTCTTGACGGTTGCCGAAGCCATTGTGGCCCCCTTCTGTCGGTTCTATACATAAATGCAAACGTGGCATCGCTGGCGACTAGTCAACCTTCTGAAGGAAGGTTGCCCGCCCGCTAGCTAATCATACCGGACATTGTCAAGAATGCAAGTAGCCGGAATTGGCAGACAAAAGTCCGGACACTAGAATCCGCTAAAAATCTACCACCCGTCATCTCCCAGAGGAAGGAGTCGCGCAATGGGGAACCCCCACGGTTAACGGCTACTTGAATGCTCCAGACGTCAGCACAGAAACCCCACCCACCCCACGCTCGGCAGGGAATGGCAGGGGGACGCCCGTCCGAAGTGCACCGGGGGCAGGCTCTGTGACACACGGGCGCAGACCCCCCCCTAGCCGCCGGGCGGGCGAGCCCGCCGGCGCCGAC